CTTGGATGCCTCATCGATCTTAGCCTCAAGTTGTGCTATACGTTCTTCTTGCTTCTTTATAACGGCTTCTGTGCGTGGATCAGTGGGAGTCGTGTTCAAGAGTTGCTGGGTCAGGGTGTCGTAGCTTAGGCCAGTCTCTGCCATCACCTTCAGGGGATTACTTAGAAATTCGTCCTTACTGATATACTTCGATAAATCGACTTGGGGTTGCTGGACTGATTTCAAGGCTTGTTCCTTAGCCTTGATTTCGATCTCTTGTTGCTTCAATGTCTGTTGTTGTTGTCTTAGGAGTTTGGCTTGCCTAGCTAACTGTGCGAACTGCTTGGATAATCTTGGATCTTGGGTGTCTTTTTCTGCCTGAGGTGCTGTAGGCGTTTCTTCTGCCTTACTAGTCTGCGTTTCTGTTGTTACTGTGGGTTCTTGGATATTTGGCTTAGGGATATTTAAAGCCGAAAGCTCTTCTGGAGCTACCTGGTTTGGGTTAGCTACGGGATGTTCCTGTACCTGTGGCTGAGCTGGTGCTGCTTGGACTGGTTTATCATATGATGAACTACCTCTTTCAAAAGCTGCAATGGCTGCTGCTATTTTGTTAGGGGATTTTGGTTGCTGGGCTCCCTGAGGACTGCCTGTCGGTACGATTTTCATTTCCCGTCTCCTAGATTAGTGTAATATTCAAGTTTCTTCTTATATTCCTTGGATTCAATTAATTTCTGCATCCTAGTAGCATCCCCGGTATCTAAATGATTCCAAGTAGAGCTCCCTAGTGTTACTTCTCCAAACGGTCCCAGTATTAATTCCTGTAATTTCGTGTAATTTCTTTTAAACTCTGTATCTCTTCCTAAGTCCTGGGCCTTTAATCTTTCTTTGAGTTCCTTAGCTGCTTGTACGAATTCATTCATTACTGTACTCCTGGGGCTTGTGGGGCGTTAGGTAATAGTGGGGATTGAGGAGGTGGTTGTGGAACGGCTTGGGGTTGGCCTTGGGCCTGAGGCATAGGCGGAGGCATGGCGGCTTGTTTGATAGCCTGGATTTGAGAGAAAAAGTCCCTTAGCTTCTGGAGCTTACTTTCTTCCAGTTTCGCAGGTGCATAGAGATTGATGTATTGTGTCGTGAGCTGTGTGGCCAGAGCTAAGTCCATGAATGGATCTGGCGGGGTGTATTTTCCTGACTCTATAATATCGTCTAAACAGCACAGGATACGCTCCTCGGCTGCATTAGCGAGCTTTTCGACCTGCTCTAGGTCTGGATAGTCAAGAAGGCGTCTAGCCTCCTGTAGGCTAATCATACCGCTCTGGGCCATCTCTGTTACCTTTTGAAGACGTCCTGCTGGATCTTTAGGTAGTGAGGACTGAGTGAAGCACTGGATCACGAAGGTATCTTCGACTAATGTGGCTTTAGGAAGATCGATCTCCTTAGTTCCGTTCTTATTAGGATATACTGTTAGGTATTCACCTTGCTCTATGGCTATATCCTTAGCGAGATCGATTACTTGGTAAGCAAGGTCGATGAAAAGGTTGTCATACCTTCTGGACAGCGAGGCGAAGCGATCCGTCGATATGTCGTCATAAGTACGGATAGCTTCTCCGGAGTCCAATCCTTGTGGTTTTTGAGAGCTTGCTTGCAGTGCCGACACACCAGATTGTTGATATCCGTACTGGATAAGCTTGTCTCGTTCAGCATATAATTCTGGAGCATTGGACGGAGCGACTTCATATGACGGTTTTACTCCTCTGTATCGGACGATGACACCTACTTCATTGTTATGATGGGCCGCTACGACTTTAGATCCATCTTCTTGGAAAACACGAGGTACGCCTACTAATTTGATGGCACGGCTGATCGTGTACAGAATGGAATTCAGCTCCATCTGGGTACCCATCAACTGTTCGGCGACCCCCTGTGCCCAGAATCCGAGGAGTCTGGGGGAGTAATGTAGAAAAGAGAACGGGAACCGATCCTTGGAGAACTCTTCATCTATCAAATAACCACTTGAAATGCTTAAGGAATGTCTGCCATCCCTCATTTCTTTACCGGACTTAAGATGCCAGCCTTCTACAACCATAACGAGATCAGATACTGACTTAGATGAGTCTGCTGAGTTATCGGGGTAAGACTTGGCTGCTATTTCTATCTTGTCTTTATGCTGTGGGAAGTTGGCGTATAATACGTCTCTGTCAACGAGTTTAATCCTATAAATCTGTCTTGGCTCACCGTACCTCGATTCATTCGGATCCACTAGGAGCTCGGTAAGAAGGACTCGCTCCATGCCTACTTTATGGTCAGGTGATTCAAATATGTGTATTATACCTGTGCCTTCTACTAGGGAATCTCTTAAACAGATAGCTGCTAGTTCATAGGCCTTTGTCTGGTAGAATTCGCCTTGGATAAAGTTATTGAGCTTCTTAGCCAGATTCCGCTGACGATAATCGCTGTTATCAGTAAGAAATACGGGTTGAGGTCTAGATTGAGAAATCCTGGATACCAGAGTATCAGTAACAGACTGAACAAGATTAAAGGTAGGTCTCTCTTGCGGAAGTCCATAAGTTTGATCCATTTTGCTGATATTGTTACCAGCGAATGAATATAATGATTGGTTACCATAGAGACGGGCGTATATAGCTGCCTGGCGGTATCTATAGGCCTGGGATTCTTTTAGGTAAGCCGCCGTGGTTAGCATCAAAGCTGCTGCCTTATCAGGATTCTTTTCTTCCCACCAGGCTGCTAATACGGATTGCTCCATATCAGACGCCTTAGTCTTGAAAGTAATAGAACTTTTTGGCTTAACCTTCGTGACTTTCACTTATTGTTCTGCCCTTACTGCCGAGGAATAAAAGAGGAGTTGTTCTGGTGTTAGTTCATCCGTGGCTATCTTATCTGCTACGGCTTTAATAGGAAGATTAGGCTGGGGTACTGAGATGTTGGCTTCCGGAAAGTCCAAAGAGAGATCCCTACCTCTTGGCCTGCGTTCCGTATTATCTTTTAAAGACACTGTAAGCTCTAGCTCACCTGTCTTAATGTGAGTCACGCCGGTTTTACGGCAAAGCTCTATAATGGCTTTCAAATCTTTTATATTAGATATGTCCATTAAAATCATCCCAATTTATTAAATCTTTGCGCCTATTGAATTCATTTTGATATTGAAGGATTTGTTCGGCTTCTAGTTTTGAAATTTCTTTATGCGTTTTGACTAGCGTTTCCCAAGATCCTGTACCGACTCGTCCGTAACAATGATATCTAACTTCTACTAATTCGATATCGTCGCAGTAGTCATCCCATGATACATTAGCATCTTGGGCTATGATTTCGGTATTTATAGTCATATTTTCCTAAAGTTATAGCAACTTTCTGCTATAACTGTATAAACTTACTAGAACTGTCGTTTACTCTTCATTTTGCGGCGGATGGATGAGATCATATCGTGCTTATTCTCGCTGTCCTCTTCTTCATCGTCACCGTGTTGTGCTGAATCCATTGGAGAGTCTAGATCATCTAAACCTTCGGATTCACTGTAGTTTTCTTTTTCTAAAGCATGGAATGATTGCTGATCTTCTTCGTTGGCATCTTCTTCTGCATTGCGTCTTAGATCTGCCTGGTCTGAGTCATCGGAGTCCATACTGCCATGACTCAAGATCTTGCCTCTGCGCTCAGAGATCTCTCCGCCTTCATAGAGACGGATCATCTCATCCATGTCACTATCTGACATCTGCAGGGCTTTCTTATCCTTCTTAGCCATGATGGCTGCTGCAATGCTGTTGTGGTGCTCTTCACGCTCTTCATCTTCTGGTTGATCTTCTGAATCATCTGATGAGAAATGATCATGGGCCGGATTCAGCTCTTCATCCATGTCTTCATGGAAGTCACTGATCTTACCGCCGCCTGCATATGGCTTTCGTCCCGTCGAGTGTTCATCTTCCATGTCAGGAACATCATCGCCTTGGCGATCTGGCCCTTCTTCATTCATTGATCTTGCATCCGAGGAGCCTTCATCTTCTGAAGGACTTTCCATGGACATTAGATCTGCTTCATCCTCACGTTCTTCTTCTTGGATGCCGCTATCTGCTGGCTGCATGTCATGTTTCGAGGGATGATTCATCTTATCGATCATTCCGCCCCTGGCATAGGAATTGCTTCTCTTCATGTCGGCTTCAGCTACATCCTGGGCATATTGATCCTCTATTTCCTTGATGTAAGGCTTGGAATGTGTGGCATGCTCATCAGCCATATCACGTACATCTGATCCCTGTCTGTCTGGTCCTTCTTCGTTGTCATGCTCAGGCGGCTGTTTACCATAAGGACCTGGATTTGCTGAATCCTGGAGTTTACCTTCTTCATCGTATAAACGTGTGCTAAATGCATCTGATGGCACCATCTTAGGCCGCTTAATAGGTAGGACTTGGCGACCATTATTCGACTGGGCTTGTTTAATCGTAGGATTATCGAGCCAGTTGTCATTCTTTGCTGGTTTGTTACCGCTGTTGTGAGAAATCATTTTTGAATCATCGTAGCGATTATCAGGCATTGGTCGGCGTTCGTTCTTGGCATTAATCTCGCCGCCTTCTGCCATGTTCATGTCGGGACTACCTGATTGTACAGAGCCGCCTGCGGCTTTCTTTTTGGGCGCTTTTCTTTTTATGGAATAACTGATAGCCAGACTCTGATCTTTTGGTTTGCCTGCCGATAATTCAGCCTTTAAGTTGTGCTCAAATGCTTTCTTAGACTTGGAGTGTATTAGTGGCATTAGAGAGCCTCGCCTTCGTCGATAGTGAAGGTCAATTGTACTGCATTTGGCTGTTGGTCCTGGGAAAGGCTAGAGCTCATGATAAAGGATACAGTGTCGCCTGCTGTAGCTGGAAAGCCTACTAGGAAGCCTCTGTCGCCTGCGTTACTAGTGTAAAGTGTTGTGTTGTTATGCTTAACCACTGTTACGACTTGGCTTGCTACTTGGATTCCGCCGCCTGTGCCTGTACCAGCACCGCCGCCGGGGCCTTGTAAGGCACTTGGTACTATGTTAGGAAGCTGTAATGTGCCTCTAACTGTGTATGAATCAGTATTGGGTAATGTATAAGTATATGTATTTAAGCCTTGTACTGTGGCGGATTGGATTAATTGCATTATTCTTCCCCTAATTCCTATAGGCACTGGGTTTAGCAGTGCTTGGTATAAATAGCGAGTTATTTGTGTTTTGCAGGTAAGTTATTGCATTCTGCAAATTAAATATACTATCCTTTAGCTGACCTACTGCCCTATTGCAGTTGTCGCAGAGCAGGCCGCGTATTTGCAACGTGATATGACAATGATCCACAGCTAAGGCTTTTTTGAATTCTGACTGGTGCCTTTTACAAATTCCGCAGCATCCCTTTTGCTCGTTAAATAGTTGATTATATTGATCTATAGTTATTCCAAATCGCAATTTTAGGTTTAATTCTCTGTCTTTGCTTGGATTGTGTAATTCCCGACGCCTTTTATTTTTGCATTCCCTACAAGTTCCATGAATGCCTAACTTAGAATGCTTACGTTTTCTGGGAGGAAACGCAGACAATTCCTTATCTTTGTGGCACGAAAAGCAATTATGCGTCATTCTTTGCTCGCTTCGTAACTATGAGGCTCAACATCCTGGGAATGGTCGTATTCTTTATGTGGCTCCGAATCCATTATTTCAAAAGCAGAACGTAAGGCTTCTGCTACGCCTTTGGTATCTTGTGAATGTACGGATCTTATTAAGTCATCCGCGCAGGCATGGATAGCTGCGTCTTTATCTTCGGATTCCTCAGGGATCTCGCCACCTTCGGCTTTTTCGTCTGGTTTTCTCATCTTTACGACGATTCCAGCTATTCCCTGATGTTTTGGTTTCAAGAAAGGAAGCAAAACAAACTCCTTGGTTCATAGGAGCGTTTTAGTCAAATCAATGATTTATGTAGAAATACATAGATTTAATCGTTATTTTTATGTTAAATCACGTAATATCTGCTATTATTCAGTATTACGATATGGAATTTAGTCGAATTCACCACGAAGCCACTTGGCATGCTCGGACTCTTCTTGCATGCCTTTGAGCTCGGCTTCAAACATTTCTTCCGCCTGTTTTTTAGCCCATTCAGGACTGCCCCATTTCAACGCAGGAGGCGGAGGAGACTTATATGTAAACCCATAGGATTCCTTATGGGCATAAAGTACGGCATCTAATATATCACTATGTGGATCTTTCTTGACTACGATTTTGTCTGGTGTGGTCTTATCCCAGTCTATCTGTATAAGGTAGCTATCCTGAGCGAATCTTGAATCCTTTTTAGCCTTGAATCGTCCTATTCTCAATTCATCGTTTAAAACACCCACATTTTCGGATTTAAGTTTCTTGTCCGCTGCTTCTACGTTTACCCCGTGTCTGCGACGCATTTCTTCAGCTATCTTTAGTCCTAGTCCCCCTTGATCTATCACTGTCTTTTGGGGTTTATATTTCTCCTGGATGGACTGGATCTGTTCTATCAGGGACGTTATGTCCTGTTTGGCTGTGACTAATTCTTCCACGAGATAGGTATTCTCATCTTGTTCGGACCACGCGAGAACAGCTAGGGCGTCTGCATCTCTATAGCCTATGTCTATCCCAAGTATATAAT